AAAAAACAACAAAAACCACAAAATCGGATATTAAATTAATATCTAATAATAAAGATAATATTATTAATACTAGTAATAATAATAAGATAATAGGACACCCAAATAAACCTAATAATATTAATATAAGAATATTATTAAAATACTTTAAACAATTACTATTAATAGGTAATATTAATGTTTCCCTTGATGTTTCAAAAATTGGAAGAAGAAAAGGTAATGAATGGATCAAAAGAGGAAAGATAGCTACAGAAAACAACATTCTTAATGATGAATTTTATGTTAAGTTTTACGAGCTGACCGCACACACGCGAGGTCGATGGATTAGCAAAACTATCCAACGTCTACAAAAATCTAACCATAAAGGATCTGCCAACTCATTACAGTATTTATTGGAGCAACAAGCACCGGAAGATTTTAAACGATTGGTTCAAGACTCTAGCGACTCAAACGCTACTCAGTTAATATTTGCCTTGCAAAATACGACTAGATCACTTCCTGGAAAAATAGAAGATCAAAAATCAATTCCTGGAAATAAATAAAAAATTCCAGGTTTCAGATCAAAAATCAATTCCTGGAAATAAAGTATAGCTACTGATCAAAAAATAGATCTAAAACATCAAAAAAAAGTATTAATTTACCTGGATTTCTGTTAAAATATAGTAAATAACAAACTATAAAAGGGAGTCAAAAAATGACTAAAAAACATTTTATAAAAATGGCTGAAATGCTAAAAAAACAAAGGTTAAATATTCAACATTTATCTAATGATGAAGAATTTGGGTTCGGGATTGTTTACACAACAATAGACGAAATCGAACAAGAATTAATTAATATCTTTGTAGAAGAAAATTCAAGATTCGATATTGAGAGATTCAAAAAAGCAAGTCAGCCAACAGAAAAAGAAATATCAGATCGAGAAATTGTACACCATATAGAAATCTAAATAATCAATAATCAGATTAAGCCTAGAGATTAATTTTTCTAGGCTTTTTCTTTTGCCAAAATTCCGACGCACCCTGCACCCTGCACCCTGCACCCTGCACCCTGCACCCTGCACCCTGCACCCCAAAAATCCGACACCTTGAAAATCGCACACCAAACAAGAATAAGAAGTAATGATAATGGATAATGGATAATGGAGATGATAGATAATAGGTGATAGATAGGGTTATAGGAGAGATAATTGTAATAGGTGATAGGGTATGGTTTAGGAGAAAAAGATAGGATAGGGGAGAGTACTATTCCACAGATTTAAAATCTCATATACAATATATTTTATGGACACACCTATTAGGGATAAGTTATTAGCTCAGATGTCGTTAAAGCCTACTGGGGCGCAGTTAAAGATATTAGATGATGTTGCTCGTTACAAGTTAGTGGCAGGAGGAGTAAGGGGAGGTAAGAGTAGGTTAGCTGGTGCTTATTTGGTTCTTAAGATTTTAGAGAGTATATCTGATAAGACTGCAAAGCCAGGTGATATATATTGGTTGGTGGCTGCAGATTATGAGCGTACTAGGGCAGAGTTTAATTATATTGGTAGTGATTTAGCTAGTTTAGGTTTATTAGGGGAGATGACTAAGCCTATTAATCCTGGTGTAATAAGGTTAAATGTATGTGTATGTGGTGAGGGTAGGTGTTCACATGAGAAGATTGCTATAAAGACTAAGTCGGCTAGTGATTTTAAGAGTTTAGCGATGGAGGCTCCTAGGGGTATAGTGGCGTGTGAGGCATCTCAGTTGGATTTAGAGAGTTTTTGGAGGTTGGAGGAGAGGTTAGTGGAGGCTAGGGGTTGGTTGATGTTAGAGGGAACTTTTGAGAGTAGTTTAGGTTGGTATCCAGAGAAATATATACATTGGTCCTCTCCTGCTGTCCAGAATGCAGAGAACGTTAAGAGCTTTTCACTCCCAACATGGACAAATACGGAACTATTCCCTGGTGGCAGGGAGGATCCAGAGATAATTAAGTTAGAGAATATGCATAGTGAGTCTTGGTTTATGGAGAGGTTTGCTGGTGTGCCTAGTCCACCGAAGGGAAGGGTGCATGAGATGTTTAGGAATGAGGTTCATATTCAGGATATTGATTTTGTGGAGGGTGTTCCTGTATATGTTTGGGTAGATCCTGGTTATTCGAGGGCTACGGAGAGTGCGTATGCTGTTGAGTTTGCACAGATTATAGATGGGCAGATAAGAGTATTTGATGAAATTTACGAGCAGGAGAAGATTGGAGCTGAGATTGTTCAGATAGCTATGACTAGAGGTTGGTGGAATAAATGTGATAAGTTTGGAGCAATTGATCAGGCTGGATCTCAGCATCAGGCCATGCACAGTCAGGTTGAAGTATGGCAACAGGAGTCAGGTTTGTATCTACACCCAACTTATGTAAGAATTATAGAAGGCGTTGAAAGATTTAATACCTTTTTAAAAATTGATCCGATTATGAAAGAACCTAAAATTATTTTTTCACCAGATTGTAAAGGCGTGATAAGTGAGTTAGGTGGAGGACCGAATCCATTTAACGGACAGACAAAAGTTTACTCCTGGGCAACAGATAGAGAAGGGAATGTACTAGGCACAACGCCAAGAGATAGGTATAATCACGCTGTAAAGGCAATAACATACGGATTAATACATGAATTTGGACACGCAAGGGAAGCAAGTTCGTATAGTCCTAGAGAACCATCAATATCATACTGGTAAATTATGACAACAGAAAAAAGACTTACAGCTAAACAAATTGAACAACTCGTAACTGAAGAAAAAGAAAAACCTCAGTATCTTAAATTAAGAGAAAGGTGGGAACTAGACTACAGTTATTACACTCTTGAAGAATATGATGCTGGAGAAGGATATCAAAGTTACACAAGTAATAAACCTAGAACAACTGCTGATAAAATAATCAGCTATCTTACTGAAGCAGCGATGACTGTACGGACTAGATATGATAAGAATGATCCAGAAAGCGCAGAGTCTGGAACAACCTTAGAAAAATTCATTCGTGGATGTATCCGTATGGGGGATGACAGATTAGCCTCTACGTTATCCCCAACGCTGCAAGACCAATTAGCATGGTATATTGCTATTCGAGGATGGTATTGTGGCAGAGCTATGTTCAATAAACAGGATAACGGCTCAATTAAATGCGAAATAGAACCTTTTGATCCTCTAAATGCAACATGGAAGTTTGATAATAACGGACTTAAATGGATTGCAAAATCACATTCAAGAACCCCAGAATTTATTCAGGATACTTACGGAGTAAATATGGAATTTTCTTCAGGTGACCACGAATCTGGCGTAGATGTACACGAATATATAGATAGATTTACGAGAAGCGTAGTCGCAAATGGAAGATATCTTGTAAAACCACAGAAACATGAAAATAAAAACTTAAACGGAGATCCTATTGTGCCTGCATTTATCGGATATGTAGGTCCACAACCATTTGTTCAGGGAAATTACTCTGGAGATAACGTATGGGGAGATGTAGGAGAAAGTGTTTTTGCACATATTAGGAGTTTGATCGATACGCAAAATAAATCAATGTCTGATTGGCAAACTTTAGTTAGACGAGCTGTAAAACACCCAATGATTTTAAGAAGTAGAGATGGAAACCTTAGACTTATGGATGATCCTTACAGGGAAGGCGCAAATATATCATTAAAAGAAGGTGAAAACTTAGAATTAGCACCTGAAATGAAACTTGTAGCTGATGCTGGAGCATACATAGGTACTGTTAACAGCGAATTACAACAGGGAACTGTTCCTGATATCGTATTTGGAGATATTCAATTCCAATTATCTGGTCATGCAGCAAATATTTTAAGAGCAGGAGCGCAACATCAGGTATCTCACAGAATGAAAGCACTAGGAAATGCAATGACACAGATTGCAAGTATTTTAAGATATCAATATCAAGGTGGTAGATTTGGAAAATTACAGTTTGATGGATTGATGGGAGAAACACAAACGTATTTTGATGAAGAAATAGATCCTAAAGATTTAGAAAAAGCAGGAAACCTAGAAGTTATGTTTAAAAATTCACTAGGAATGGAAGATCCACAAAGATTCTCAACTGCACAAATGCTTAGAGAAGGACCTGTTCCACTAGCTCCTGATAGTTATATTTGGAATGAAATACTAGAT